GTAAGCGTATTTGTTTTATACTATCAGGGTGATGCTTAACACACCTGTCAGCAATGATGTTTTGTTGGATGACTAATCCTCCAGTAAATACCGGTATGTCACGAGGGACATATCTAAATGCACAAAGCTGTTCATGTATTATGTAAACATATAAAATGTAATATCATGCAGTAATTCAAATATACAAGCTTATTTTCAACTCTAGTTATACAATCCCGGATAAGTCCGGAATGAATGCATTTATTGTCTGCTCAGGACAAGAAGGATCATCTAGGATCCACAATGTTTGAACTTAAACTGGGCCAAACGTGCGTCATAATCATCATAAAGTGAGTTCATAACTGCTCCAGTGTCTTCATTAACGTCCATAGATAAATTTTGTAAATTTGCTCTTTCAGCAATTTCAATCATTTGTCCATGACGTAAAGTGAAAACTTCTCTTCCATGGTGAAACCATTCTCTTAAAGCTGTTTCTATATTACCCGCAGCATGTGCTTTAGGGCCAACCGTAGATTTGAGTACTGTATGTAAACTCTTAAAAATAGAATCTTCATCCAAAGCACCATGAATCAACTCTGTTTCGGGATTATAAACGTTTTTACGTTTTAAGAAATCGGCATCAGCATCATTCATATATTTTGTTGGAGTAGATGTTTTATCAGGCATAGTAAAAATAATATCGTTTTCTTTCATATAGTTTGCAAATGAAATATGATTGAACCAATCAAATCCCTTCTTTACTGATCCTTTAACATCATCACCATAAGTTAATATAGCACAAACTTTCTTAAACTTAGGCAAAGTTATAAAAGTGTAACCATTCTTCAAACCATTATGTGCGTAACCACAACGTAAATTTAAACTATTGTCACTACCATTTCCATAAACAGTCATGTTGTTTCCTGAAGGGTGGGAACCATTATGAATAACCATATCTCCATTGTAAGCTACAACGGAATAACTAATTTCAGTGGCAATACCACGCATAATAATTAAATCATCTTCTGAATAAGTTCCACATTTCTCACAAACATTACAAAATACCTTGTAAGTGGACATTAGCATTTGTGCGGGCATTCGCAAATCGAATTTGCTGTAATCACCTGCCAAAATCCTATCCTCACCATGCTTTTTCATATGTTTTGCGCATTCATCCCATTCAGGACCATGAGCATTAATACCGACTGCACTTTCGGATTGTAGTGGGAAAAGAGACATAAGTCTTGCTAAAGGTAGAAAATATTTACGTACTAATAGTTGAAAAGCCCACATAGCAGCTTGAAAAATTCTAACCTTATCTTTATCTAAAGATGTAGCTTCATCTTTCACACACGCTTTAAAAACAGCGTATCCTCTTTCACCACGTCGAAACCTTTCACACATATCTTCTGCTAAATCCAATACCTCTTGTCTAATCTCAACAGGACATTGAAAATTTTCAAAAAGATCAGGATCTAAACGGGTAATCCATTCTTCTTTAGGTCCACATAAAGGAAAACCTTTAGATGTATTTTTCGGAACGGCATCTAAGAAACGTGCTCCATCACGTCCTGCCATAATTTCCATGTCATTTAAAGGTTTAAATTCTTTTTGAATCCAATCAATATGTTCGGGTTGATTAAATGTATCAACTAAATCTTCTTCCAAATCATTCATAGACCACTCCAACAATTCAGGATCAAGTCCACTAGAAGAGTTGGCGGAATATTGCATTGAGGCTTGCCATTGACGTTTGGCATTAAATTGAGGTGGTCCCCATGCACAAGGAACATCACAAATTTCATCAACTAAATCAGAAATAATGGTTTTATGAACTGTGGATTTAGTATGGGAAGATCTACCAGGGCAATTACCTACGGCGGTAATTCTGGAATGTTTAGGTAACCAACGTAAAGGTGAATTGGCATGAATGGGTTCAGATTGATTCACAACTTCAACACCATATAATTCTGTGGGAAAATCACCGTTAGACATAGCATTTAAGCAAGGTCTGGTCTTCATGACATCCTTTAAATTTTTAATCATTTCTTGAGTAATATTTAATGCAAGACCAACAGGAGTATTAGGAGAACCCATCAAATGCACACCTGCAATACAAGGGACGTCAAATTCTCCCAATAAGACTCCCATACACAATCCGTTAAATGTTTTATATGGTAAAACATATGTATAACCTGTACCTCCTGAATGCCTCATAGATGTTTTAAATGCGACGACATCATCTCTAATAATGCCATCAACATCTCTGTGCAAAAAAGATCCTGCTCCTTTAGAATGGGTAATCTTTTCGGGAAAATAATCCAAAAGACTACCATGTGGATTAAGGAATGGAGCGCTAACTAAAACTAAATCCACTCCCTTGACAATAGCAGCCATATTAAGAGATACATGACCTCGAAATATAGTATTTAATCCATCGCCTTCTTTTAATCTACATAAAACCTTAAGTTTGGTTTTAGAGCCAAAAACATGAAGCGGTAATAACATGTCATTTCCATCAGTAACAAGTCCGTCACACTTATTTGTGCTACCATCCTCGGCCACAAATGTTAAATGATATAAATTCTTTTGAATCTTGTTTTTAAGTTGTTGTATAGTTGTAGTGCGCGCTTTATGCGTCATATGAAGTTCCTCCCATATTGGTTTTGCCCAATCACTAGTTGTCGCATCACGTTCTTGAACCTCTTGAATATTAACGGGTTCTAATGCCGATTGAGGCTCAAGTAAAGTGTTAACTACCTTGCGTGCTTTAAGAGCATTATTAATCATATTAAGCACTTTGTAAGATACAACACCAATAGTTAACCATTTGGCGACTTCACGCCAATTAATCTTTTTGATGTCTTTAAAAGTATGTTGCACTCCCCCACCAATACGATCTAGTAAGCCCATTCTTTCTCGATACCATTTAACGATGAGCACAATTGCTGTACAACCTAAAAATACTTGTAACAATGCAAATAAAACGGAAAAAACATTGTGTGGTAAAAATGCGTATATAGAAAATGTAAGAACCATATCACCCAAGAAACAAAACAAGAATACATTCCTTATATGATCTGAAAATATATGTGACCATAAAGACCAATATATTCTTCTAACATATTTATGTGTAAAAAATTTGGCGATTAATACATCACCAAAATTAAGCATAATTTCTGGCATAAATTCCATCCATGCAACAAGATCTTGAAATGACACCCGAAATGTACGTGTAATTTCTTTAGTATTCATGCCTGGTAACATGCTCCACAAAGGTACATGTACAGCACGTAACTCAATGGGTTCTTCCCACCAATTCATAATATTAGGATCATCAAACCATTCTTGTGGGGCAGGAACTATTGGGGCTTGAATTTCAAAATTAGATGATTCTAGAAGATGTTCATCATCTCCAAATCCATCATCAAAATTAATAGGGTTTTGGCGTATATCTTCAACAACTATATCGTTGAGTTTTGCCATAAGATCAAGTGAAGTTTCGGATGGTTTAGATTCAAGAACGCCTTGTGCTTCTGAACGAGGAATCTCTACACTAGGATCACATCTGCACATTTTTCCAACTCGTTTACATTCGGGACATAACTCCATTTTATCGACTAAAGTGCTTTGAATGTCTTGCAAAACAATTTGATTTTTCATATGAGAATCTGCTTTCCCATAACAATATTCCATAATTTCAAAAATATTAAATTTGTGTCCTTTACCTAAGGTATGTTCGAAATTTTGACCTAATTCAATCATACCAGTATTAGACTGTGATGAACATTCAGAAATAACAATTTCCCATATATCGGGCATAGGATTTGTTCCAAAACATCTAATAACTTTGTCACTATCCATACGAGTTTCTTGTGGTAAACAAAATTCTGGTTTAATACGAACATCTAAATTAATGATCATACGTCTATTAACAGATTCTGAACAATTAGAATATTGATTGGCAACTTGCTCAATTTTACAGTTACTAGTATAACAAGTAATTTTGGGATTGTGTGGAGTAACTCCTTTACCTTCAATCTCTGCTTTATTGGCAAAAATAGGTGCATTATTATTGTGATCAACGATCTTTTGAGTTGGAGCTGCTTCTAAATAATCAGCCTTAGTATTCATAACGTCGTCAGTTAAATAAGCATGAACACCACCAGTAACGGTGGAATCATATTTATCTTGCTCGTTAATACTGGCAATACGATCTAATTGATCTAAAGGTACATCCATATACCTTAATAATGATTTAATGAGTAATTGGGAAAGAGATGATTTTCCTACTCCTGATTTACCATAGATCCAAATAGATAATGGTGATTTCCTAAATTTACCATTAGAACGGCGTGCATTATAATCAGATCTCCATCCGATCATACGTTCAAATCGTGTTTGGAAAAATGAAGTTTGCCAAGTATTTTTACTTAGTTTTTTACATTTCCTACACAGACTTATACATGTTTCTAAATGTTCTAAATATGTAAC